CTGGAACTGTTTATTATATTGATTCAACTGGCTCTTTAACTACTACATCAACAACAGTAGGTGCAGGTCGCGCGCTCACTTCAACTGAAATATTGGTGAATACTTAAAATGAAAACTATTGCGATGAAAGAAGGAAATGTCACAAAGTTTATAATTTCTGATGAGACAGAAGTTTTTTTCGAAGAAGAAAAAATAAGCATTGGTGCGCTAAATCACGAAACAGTCTGGGATATGAATATTTCAAATTGTTTTGTGATTGAAAATATTATAGCCCCGCCAGAAGATTGGATTGGCAATAAATATTGCTATGACGAAACAACGGAAGAAAAGTGGGTATTGAATCCAGATTATGTTCCTCCGATGACGGACGAAGAGATTGCGGCAATAATTAAGCGAGACGCAAGCGAAAAAGAACAAGTCGTTTCAGAATGAGTCTTGTAGATTACGCCAAGACCGAGCGCCAACGTGAAGCCATAATGGCTTGGGAAGAATGTGGTGAGGTTGCTGTTAAAGCTGCGGGAGTTCTAGGCATTACTCCGTCTACGATGAGAGATCATGTTAGAGCCGTGAAAAACTACGCAGCTCAGCGTGGCCTGTCAGACAACTGGGATGCTACTCGGCTAGTTCCTGAAGGCGAGATAGTGGTGGGCCGCAGTATCTACACCACCACAGATGACAATGAGAAGATATGGTTAAAGACCCGCAGGACAATGCAGGAGGGCGAGCGAGACAAGGCCCTGCGGAGTTTTGTGGATGGTCTGACCAAGGACCTGCCTAAGTACAAGCCCAAGGCCAAGCCGAAAACCAAGAGCTTTTCTGACGATCTTCTGCCTACGATCACCATTGGTGATGCCCATTTCGGCATGCGCGCGGATGCCCGAGAAACGAAAGAGAGAGACTATGACACCAAGATTGCCTCTAAGGATATGCTGGAGGCGATTTCTTATTTGGTAGACCTTGCTCAGCCTTCTGCTCACTCCCTGTTAGTGAACGTGGGCGATTTTATCCATGCCAACGGCTCGGCAGGTACTACCTTCAACGGGACCAAGCTAGACGTTGATACCCGCATTGAAGTGGTGCTAGAGATCGCAGCGCAAACCTTTGTTTTTGCCATAGACAAGATGCTATCTAAGCACAAGAAAGTCAGCGTTATCATGGCCCGAGGGAATCACGACTCGGACACCGCTATAGCCCTAGCGCTAATCCTCAAGTTTTACTACTCAAAAGAGCCCAGAGTGAACATTCTGGACCCTCACGGATTTTTCCACACCCTGCAATTTGGCAAGAATCTCATCGCCGTACACCATGGCGACAAAGTAAAAGCCGAAAAGCTCGGAGCTATTCTTCCCAAAATGCTTCCTGAGCAATGGGCCAGCACCGTCTACCGCAAGTGGATCGTCGGACATATCCACCATCAGAACGCTATCGAGACTTCAAATGGATGCTTCGTGGAGGCCATGGGGACGTTGTCTCCACCCGACTCTTGGCATGCAGGTTCCGGCTTCGGCTCTTCTAGCGTTATGAATCAAATCACTTTTCACCGTGATGGTGGTGAGGCTATCCGTCACGTTTATCAAATCAGGGCTTCTCGCAAGACTCCTGACCTAACCTTATAGGTGCAGTATGGAAGATCGGTTGAGCCGCGTTGAGGCTAAAATAGACAGATTACAGGATGCAGTAATAGCCTTGGCGAGAGTAGAGGAACAACTGGTCACCGTATTTAACCGGCAGAGCACGATAGAGACCAAGGTTAATGGGCTTGATGATAAGGTGGATCGCATGGTCGAAAGCCTTGCTAACGCCAGATCGGTCGAAAGAGTAGTGTGGATTTTTATAGCCGCTTCCATTGGGGCCGCGGTCAAATATATGGGGTAGCCGATGGATGCCATACCGTTTCCAGATACAAGATCAGACCGCCTTACCGAGCAGGCAATGGAAGAGCTAGGCAATTGGGTAGAGGGGCAGATTGACAAAGGCGTGAGCGTCCTGACCTTGATAGCTCTGATCGAAACCTACAAATCCTCCCTGTGCTACAACTTACTGGTGGACGAAGATGATCAAGAAGATTAGGGCGGCCATGACGCTGTTAAAGAAAGGCAGGGCAGTAACAGACCCTGCTAAGTGGAAAAGCCGCCAGATGACCGCTACGGCGCTCACAGGGGCTATCTGGGCAGCTATACAGGCCGCGGAGGCGTTTGGTTATGCAGTACCAATGGACGAAGCTACTGTTGACTCTATTGCTGTTGGGGTCCTTGCTCTCGTCAACTGGGTGCTCACACTATCAACATCTGAGAAGGTCGGGGTGTAGTCTCGGCGTGAAGCCTGTTATAGTGAACCCCCATTGGGTTGACGTAATACCCAATATTTGGGGGGTTGAAGCCATTTTACTGACTATGGAGTGTGCCGTATGAACATTTTTACTTACCTGAGCTGGGTTAAAAAGCTCTGGACGACCGTTGTGGAGATCGTAAAGCTAATCGAAGAGACGATTCCTGATGACGGAGCTGGCAAGCAAAAGCTGGCAGCGTTTGACGTGATGTTGAAAGCCGCACTAGAAAAGGCCGACGACATTGACGAGAGCTTTGAAAAGCTCCAGCCCGTTGCTCACGACATTGTGGGCGCTGTCGTTACTCTCTTTAACGCTACAGGATTATTTAAGCGAGCAGAGTAATGAACCGGCTACAACGCCTGCTGATAAGGCATGAAGGGCTAAAGACTCAGCCTTATAAGGACAGCACAGGGCATCTGACCATAGGGGTCGGGAGGAATCTCGACTCCCTAGGTCTCACCCGTGACGAGTGCTTGTATCTGCTAGATGGAGATATAGCGCGATGTGACCGAGAGCTCCAGTATCGCTTCAAGTGGTATTTTGAGATCGGAAGGGTGCGCCAAGAGGCAATGATAAACCTGTGCTTCAACTTGGGAATTACTCGCTTGAAGACTTTTAAGAAGGCATTGGCCGCAATGGCTGATCACGACTTTGAGACTGCCGCGGATGAGTTTTTAGATTCTAAGTGGGCTAAGCAAGTCGGGCCTACACGTTCTAACGATATAGCTCATATGGTGCGTACCGGCCTGTACCCATAAAAAAGCCCCTAACCGGCGGGAGAACCAGTTAGGGGCTAGTGGGGACTTAGACGGAGATACTTACCCACACCCTCAATACTACCCCAAAATAATATTTTTATTGTCATCCGTTTGCTTGACGAGCCCCCTCACCTACCCTAAACTGTCATCTCTTTCAATTGACGGAGATAGACAAATGACTGAACGAACCATCTTTAGGGCCCTCAGTGACGTGCAATCAGCACTGTCAAAGCAGGGTATTGCCAAGAACCAGCAGAACAGGCACCAAAACTACAAGTTCCGCGGCATAGATGACGTGCTTAACACGCTTGCGCCTATCCTTTCGGAAAGCGGCGTATTGGTGATCCCCAGCGTGGTCGATAAAGAGATTAAGGTGGGAGCAACCAAAAATGGCGGGGTCTCTTCACACGCTATTGTAACGGTGGAATATACGCTCTACGACCGCTTTGGTGACTCAATCACTCACAAAGCCTACGGCGAGGCCATTGATACCAGCGACAAGGCTATCAATAAGGCGTTTACCGCGGCCTACAAATATTTCCTTTTCCAAGCCTTTTGTATTCCTATTGACGGCATTGAGGATGCGGACCTGAGCCAGCCAGAACAGGCAGCTGTGCAGGTTCAACCTGTGTCGGCCAAGACATTACAGACCCTGCTGACTCTGTGCGCCGAAAGGGGCATTGAGGTTAGCAAGTACGTTCAGTGGGCTAAAGTGACAACGATTGAAGAGATCCCCGAGGAACGGGCTCTGTCTATCATTGAGCACTTGGGCAAGAGCGATGCCTAAGCCGCGCTGCGAAGTGTGTCATCAGGGCATGAGTAGCACAGCGCTATATACTTGCTCTGATTGCCTAAACAAATACTATCTAGCCAACAAATTATGGGACGGGAAAACAGATGCGAATAATTCAGTGCGAGCAGGGAACGGACGAATGGCTAAGAGCTCGGCTTTCGGTTCTTACTGCAAGCAACTTTTCAAAAGTGTTCACTGGTGCAGGAAAAAAAAGCACGTCAGTAGACGGCCTGATTAACACGCTGGTAGCTGAAAGGATCACAGGCAGGGTCACAGAAACATTTAAGTCTGAGGCTATGCAGCGCGGTAACGATCTTGAGGAAAAAGCCCGCCAGCTTTTTGAGCTAGACCAAGGGCTGGAAACCCAGACCGTTGGACTGGTTAAGATGGACGAGCACGAGATCGGTTGTTCGCCAGATGCTCTCATAGGAGACGACTCAGGGCTGGAAATCAAGTGCCCGAATGCGTCAACTATGATAGCCTACAAAAGATCAGGAAAGCTCCCTGCGGCTTACGTTCAGCAGGTCCAAGGGTCCATGCTTGTGACGGGCAGATCGTCTTGGTGGTTCTACGCTTATCACCCTGACATGAAGCCTTTTGTTTTACACGTCGAGCGGGACGATAAACTGCTGGCCGCAGCGGAAGAGCTGCTAATCGAAACTGCAAATAAAATTAACGATCTGACGGAGAAATTTAAGTAATGTTAAATAAAGTAATGATCATCGGTAACCTAGGTTCTGAGCCAGAGCTTAAAGCTCTAAACAACGGCGATCCTGTCGCTAACCTGTCTATAGCCACAACGGAAAAGTGGAAGGACAAGCAGGGAGCAAAGCAGGAAAAAACAGAGTGGCACCGCGTAGTGTTATTCAGGAAGCTTGCCGAGCTCGCTGGCCAATACTTGCACAAGGGCTCCAAGGTTTACATTGAGGGCAAGCTGCAAACGCGCTCGTGGGAACAGGACGGCGTTAAGAAGTTCTCGACTGAGGTGATAGCTGAAAACATGAAGTTTATCGGATCTAACCAGCAGCAGGCAGCGCCAAGCAATACACAGCAGTACACGCCGCCAGCACC